TTGCTTGTGCCTATATTACATCCCGTTCGTGAACTTCAGTCTCGACCGGCACGCCATGACCATGACATGCCTCAAGTTTCTTCAGCCTTGCATCAAGCTCTTTCAACATTTCAAATAACATTTCCAATGTTAATTCTTTCATTTTCTTCTCCTTTAAACTGCCCATCTAATTTTATTCATATCCGCAATATCAGATAATGTTTCGCTAATAGGTTTGCGGCATTTTGAGCAATATAAACCCACATTATCCGATCTCAACCAAAACAATTTGCGCCCACAAACCGGGCATATTACCTGTTGTTTATAAATTTTACCCTCAATCTCAAGGTCGAATATTATAGGAAAACCCTTGTTCCGACTCTCATTTTCCTTTGGAATCGTTTTTACCATTTTTTTGTAATAACTTTAAAACCTTGTCAGCTTGATGCCTATCACTCTCTTTTTCTTTTTCGGATAGTTCATCATAAGGAGTTTCAATTTGCCGATGCCATTTTACAACCTGGTCATGCGGAACAATCCATTTGCCTTCAAATCCCGAATATTCATCTCCTGTCCATTTATCTACAACGCATTGAGAAAACAAATATTTCATCCAATGCGCCCAAATATCATGTTGTAAACTTGCTAATTTTTCTCTTATTGTGTCCATAATAAAAATACTTTCTCTCTATCTTCATGCCCCTTATCTCAGGTCACTATTTACGGAGGGCTTGGATTTCTTAATTAGTCGGGATATGCCCTACCTTCCTCTGCCCTTCCTGCAGGCTCAATCGGCGGTTCTTTAACCTGTGGTCCTTTTAAATTACTCGTTGCCAGTTTTTCCTGTAAATTTAATTCCTGTGCGGCTTTGGCAAGATCAGCCTTAACTTTATCGAGATTGATATCTCGTTTCTCGGCATACTCCATCATTTTGATTTGATAGTCCATTTGTTTGAGAAGAATATCGAGAGTACGATCTCTTTCCGCTATTTGTTCCTGCAGGGTTAGTTTATCAATATCGTGCTTACTTTGAGCCTCGACCTTCTGCAAATCAGCTTCGGCCCGAATAGTGGCGATATCAATATTTCCCTGAATTCTTGGATCAATTGGAGGTTTCTTGTTTTTAAGGGTTTCAATCCAGGCTTTAATTTCTTCTTCGGGTTTTAAAATATCAAGGCGCTGCGCTGATAATAATTTCTTAATCGCCTTAACCCAGTCAATCATACCTTTGAACAACTCATCATCACGAAGTTTAAGGATTGGAACAAGGGTTTGAACCATCTGATCTTTAGCTAACAGGACTGAGGTTCCCCGAGCATCAACCTGATAATCGCCCTTGATCTCTGAACGATCATTATACTGCATATTCCAGTGATAATATCGTGTCAGGTGTGGCCGGGTAATATTATCATCGTACAGTTTTACTCTTGGCCTCAGACCTACATTATTGGCGTCGACCATGATATTTGTTGCGCCCAGCGTCTCAGGAGGTTCGCCTTGCTCTCCCTGGAAAATCATAGGCAAAGACGTTTCCATATCAACAAACTCCAAAGCCAGCTTGATAATCGCCTGTAAATTATCCTGATAATTTGCAATTTGAAACTGATTAAACGCCTTTTTAACATCATCAACATCATCGCTCGTGACACGCCATATTTTACGCCCCGTTATTTCCCATTTACCATCTGCGGGTTCAATCCCGCTTCCAATAATAATGTTTGCTCCTGCGGAATCCCCCGCGTTATCCATAATTGCACGCCACGCAGCAATAATGATCCGGCTTAAATAAATAAGAATTCTCGGGATACCCATACCCCAAGGACTCCCCTTTACCGTTGACCATTGGAAGAAATCATACGGCATATCACCGGTATCCAGGGTGTTCAGTATAACCTTAACCGGACGGTCGTTAATAAAAAGCACGGCTCCGGACAGACTTTGAAACTTCTCGTCAAACTGGGAGCAATCAACGCCCATGTATTCCAGGTCGTCACGGTCCACATCGCCGTAATATTCCCATCTTTCATAAGCCTTGCCTTTTTCAACCGCCTCGAACTTGACTTCCAGACCTTTTGGTTTTGTGGTGGCGACATTCAAACGAAGTGGCGCATCTTCTAAAACTTTTAATAACTGGTCCTGTTCATAACCATCGACACCAATGAGTTGACGGACCTCTCGAGGCAGGATAAAGTCTCGTTCCCATATATAACTGCCCTTTTTAGGATCTTCCCCACAATGGGGGTCGGGATAAACATTCCATGGGTCAACGGATTTCGAGGCCGGTTGCATATTTTCATCGATTTTCAAGACATGAACAGTTCGTTCTCCGTCTGATTTGGGGATCCATGCTTTCTTTAACCGCTTAACAACATTCGGGCCTTTCAAAATACCGGTTCCCATGCGAATTGATTCTTTTATGAGCTTTCGAGATTCACCGTTATAGTCTGTCTCGGTCAGCTGATCATCGACCTCCTGTTCCATTAATTTCATTTGGTCTTTGGCTTTTTCCTTCTTAGCCTTTGCAACATCGGCGTTTGTGGCCCGATTTTCAGTTTCGGGATTGATAAGTGGAGAGCCATCCGTTTTAACAGCCAGCCTTGTATCCTTCAACTCCATAGCCAGTTCGGGAACAGGAGTAACCTTCAGTCCCCAATTACGATCATCAACCGGTAAAAGAATGTCTGAAAATCGACCTTCGGCCATTTCGCATTTGGAACGAACAACATTAACAACCACTGTTGATCTTGCAGGTTCGGTGTTCTGAACAGGCGGCTGTAACGGAGCTTCTTTGGTGGCATAATCCAACATACTTAAAGCTCTGTTCGTATCATCACGACCCTCGAGGGCGTCTTCATCCTCGCGCCATATGCGCTCAATACCGGATGTAATACGGCCCTCAATCGCTTCTCTGCGTTTTTTCAATAAAGACTCGGCAAGAGCTTCCAGTCGCCCGGACCGATCTGCCTGATCATCGGACTTATCCGATTGTCTATTTTCAACTTCTTCTACAAAAGCGGTGTCTCTTTTCATAAATTGTAATCTTTCACACAATCAGGGCAAAACCAAAATTTACCAACACCAAAATATTCAGATCTTGGGTGTTTTGTAAGTTTCCACCCTTTTGTTTTAGCTTCTTTGTAAGACTTAAATTTTGAAATGTCATTCAAAGATTGATAACAAACATCCGCTCCTAAATGGTTTGGACAAATAGAAATGCGAATATAACTACTATTTTCTACAATCATTATCATTTTAATATCCTACCACGGCATCCAGGGGCCGGTAGCTCACACCGGACGGTTGAAACTTTCGATCATCTTCATTGGTCATTCTATTAGCATTTATAGCTACATATCGAATAGTGTCTCCACCATGCTTTGACGGATTACGAACTGGTACGCCAACAACTTCGGTATCTTCGCTGATGTGACGTTTAAATCTTTTTAGGCTTTCAACAAGCCTCCAATGACGATCAGTTATGGTAAGTTTGTCCATATTTACTTTTGGAGAAACTTCCGCAGCTGTTTTTTCTTTATCAAAATACATTTGGCCAAATTTTAATCTTGTAATTCTAATACCTTCTTCGACGGACAAATGAGCAACTTCGTTTTTGGTCGCAACATTCCACCCCTGCCTTTTCATAATATCATACGCACTTTGGCCTTTAGAAATGAATGTTTTTGAAAATCCATCGGCACGCGGAAGCCAAACTTTCCCCCAATTATATGGCCTTGTTTTAAGATACGACGAAAAAACATCAGGACTTGTACGATTAGCCTCCACATATTCAATAATTCTAATTTCCGATAAAATTTTTTGAACTAAGGCGGCCGTTAAACTATCTTCCCAGCCGAGGTCCATAACAATATGAACCTTTAACATAGGATCATAGGGCACATTACGAATTCTATTTTCTATTTCCGCAGCCTGCACTTCTTTATAGAAAATAGCACCGGGAACAGCTGGCAAACATTTACCTTCCCAAATATTATCGTAATTGTCGGGATCGGTTATTTTACAATGGCGTCTTTCGGTTTCCATTATTTGATTATGCCATGGATTGTTCCGATATTTTAAAAACTTAACAATGGCATCGGGGGGAGTATTTTTAATAAATCGAACATATGTTTCGTCAGATTCAAGGCGGGGATTAAACGAAATCCAAATTTCCGAACCTTCTTTTCGTATTGTGGGTATTAAAATGTCCCAAGATCTCTTTTTAACGACCTGGGCCTCTTCAACCCAAACAATATCATAGCCTTCATAAGACTTAATTGATTCTACTGTTTGAGTAGATAAGCCGGCAAACGTAAATTCGGTTCCATTTACACCCTTAATGGAATGATCAAGAACTCGATAATATGCGCCAAGTCCTAAAAGATCAATTTGGTCTGATAATAATTTATGAACGGAATCTTTTATACTTTTCTGAACTTCTCGGGTACATAATATACGAAGTTTTTTTGCGGCACCGATGATTAAAAGGGTCCGCGCATAACCCCAAGACTTGGTTCCTCCACGGCCTCCATATGTAATCTTATACCGTTTCGGCTTAAATAAAAACTCTAAATCTTCTGGAAATTCAGCTGTTTTCATCTTTCTTGTCACCTTTTATAAAGGTTACTGTAATTCCCTTAAAGAGACCTTCGCCTTCTGGGCTGGAGAGTTCTAATAATTGTTTTTCACTGGGCCATTCTTTTGGATCTCGTTTACTTAGCCAGAAAATACAGGCTTTGGTGTCCGGAACAACTTTTTTGCTAACTTTTTTTGTTACTATTAAATTAGATTCACCCTTTGCGTTTTTATCATCTAAATCTTTTGATTGGATGGCGGGTAATTCCCGAGTAGTTTCTGTATAACGAAAACCTGTGGCGCGTTTCAACAAAGAGCTTTTAACCCTGTTTGTATCAAAAACATCCCTGCCTTTTTTTATGACTGTATCAAATCGTTTATATTTATTTCGCCATCGCTCAATTGTTGTGGTTCCTACACCAAAAAGTTTTGCCAGAAGAGAATTGGAAAATCCGGCTTCACTACACGCTACATATGCCATCTTTATATATTTTTTATCATACGGCGATGGCCTGCCGCCCTTGTTTTTTGTCTTTTTTGGCTTAATTTTTGATGCTGCTTTTTTGGATTTTTTAGTCATTACATAAAGTCCATCGGTCTATTAAACAATACCGGAACCGACAGAGAGAGGGGCTCTGACCATCGCCGGCATCGATGGCCAGCCGTGTCAAAAGGAAGTTGAGAATAGTAGCGTAAAGCTACTGTGTCTATATAAGCGTATTTGGGATTTTTAACGGTGTCAAATCGGAAAAGTGCTAAAAAACGTCACAGACTACACACAAAACGTCACAGTTTATCACTATTTTCAACATGCTTTCTTGCTTTTAAAAACTGCGAGCCACTCTT